TTACTCCTCAGGTTCGTAAGCTGTGAAGACAGCGACCTCCGTCTGGCCGGTTCGGATTCGTACCTCGCAGAGGTCTTTCCTCGTTACCAGTGCCGTCACTATGACGGTTAAACAGATGACGATCAGGGCGATTAGCATCGCCTTTTGCTGCTTCATAGCCTGCTTCTCCTTGCCTTTCGGCACGTAAGAGGCTAACCTACGTGTGTAGAGCATAGATATGGCCTCAGATTAATGTTAAGCGTCTTGCAGGACGCGTAATGTTAACTGGGGCTTTTCTCTATCTGCCTTTTGGTGTTCATGCCTGAGGCAGACAGCCTCAAGCACCCGCAGCAATTCTACTTAACTCCCGTCACCTCGCCAATATAAAATCAATCAGAAAGGTGATCCATAAGAACGATAACAAGACAATAAATTGCCATTACAACCGCAATAGCCAGCGCACATTTCAGAACCAGCACGATGACCTCCCACATTTGACGTACACGTGCATGATTCAATATGTGGCAACCTCTTCCTTGCTTCAATACAAAATCAGATATTGTTGTATAACAATTTAACTAACTCCCTATCCCCACACCTCAGACGCTCAACTTATGTGTGCGGGGGCATTCTTTAATACCTTACCCCCAGCGGCAAATCGAATACACCACCAACGCCACGGCCATTGCAATCCCTACCGTGGTAAATGCCTCAGGCCAGGTCATCGTCCCCTCCCCTCCACACTTACCAGTCCGTTCCGCAAAAGATAATCCATCGCCTTATCAGGCAGCTTACTTGATTTATTGACGCTTTTTAACGAACTGGCTAATCGCTTAACCAACATGGTTAATTCATCAACCTGTTTTCCGGATGCTTGTGGATTGTCAGTTTTACCAGAAGTGGCGGTACAGTCAGCGTTCCCACTCTTCTCCTCCTGCGGCGGCTTTGCTGCAATCTGACTGGCATATTTGTTAATGGTAACGATAAGCTCTTGCTCAGACTCATTCAGACAATCACCGATACCTCGCCTGTCACCGTCAAAATCATCGAAATCGGCACGAACCCTGGCAACCTCCCGGATTGCGGACAACACCTCACCAGGAACTACCGGAGAGTTGATTGACGTTTCCGCAATTTCCCGAAAATTATTGGTTGACGAATTCAAGTTTTCCCGAAAGTTTCCGGCATGAATCATGGCGGCGCGGCAAGCGTTCCAGCCTTCATCAAAGCCGACTATGCCATTATTTAAAGACGGACGAGCATCTGGCACCACCGGCACTGGCTTGGCTATATATAGCGGCTGAACATACCAGCTCTTTGATAACCAACTGTCAGCAATGTTTTTACTCCTCGTTATTGCCGGAATACCTAAGCCATTGTCTGAATGCAGCCATGCCACCGGCTCTGCTTCCAGCGAGGCTAACGCTATTTCATAAGCCCGGCGCTCAATATCGTCTCGAACCTCCGGGCTGCTGATACGCTCTTTGATTTCTTTAATTAGTTTCTTGTCGTCGTCGGTAAATGTTGTCATTTGTTAATCCTCAAAACTTTATGCCCGGGTGAAAAAGCACGCGTTTTGTCTTTGCTTATTCGCCAGCCATCCTTGCGCGCCTCTTTTGCACAGCCAGCCCATGACGTACCTATATACTCACCGAAGTCTGGCGACTTATATTTGCCATCTGTACACTGGAGGCAATCACAATAGAGATGCATGGTGTAACTTGCAGCGATAGCCATATCACTCTCCTTTGATGCGAATGCCAGCGGCGCGTGGCACATTAACTTCCACGATGCGCACAGTTGGTTTGTACATCTCAATCGCTGTCAGCCAGTCAGCGCCAGTCATGCGCTTTTCTGCATCGCCATTAGTCCACTTAACCGGTACACCAATAGCCTTCATCGCGATTTCTATTTCCCCGGCGATGGCGCTTTTTCCGCAACCAGTAAAACCAGATACAACGACAAGAACTTCGCCTTTGGCTGGTTTTATTTCCCGTGCTTCCAGTTCTGCTATGCGCTTGTTGGCTGCTTCCCGTTCATCCAGTAGTGCCAGCACGGTAGCCGGGCTAGCCTCTGCTATGAATTCTGCGTTTGCATAAGCCTGAGCATCTGTTTCAACCAGGCAGTTAGCATGACATTCTGCAATCACGCCACCTGGTTCTCCTTTCCATTTTTGACAAACAAAAACTCCTGTTAAATTACCGTGCTGGTTAACAGATGTATGCCCTACGATGTAGCCTCCTTTAGTTGCGTTCTCTGCCTTATCCCGCAGCATCTGATAGTTAATCCCGCTCATTCATCGCCCCACTCATCACAATATGCTTCGACCGGAGTTTTCCCTGCTTCATAATCATCACGCCATGCTTCAGCATCAGCATCAGCAGCACTTCCACCGCGTAACTCTGCATAGTCCATTAACAGTTCATGCCATTCTTTAAAACTGACGTTGTATTTAGTTGAACCAAAATCAGCCATTTTGTTCTTCCTCCTCGTCTTTTATTTCGTGATATGAGTAATTGCAGTAGTTAAAGAAAATTTCTTTTGCTTCGTCATGAATTTCATCAGGTGTTGCGTCATCATCCACTTCGAATACATCCTCAAAACCCCCACCAGCTATTCCAGTTTCAATAATTATTTTGAACTTTCGCATTTCACTACCGCCCTTTCTGGTGGCCTCCTGCTGTTCTGAGGGTGCAGAAATCCCTCCGGTTAAGGATTAATTTTTTAACAGTGCTCAATTTAATTATTCAGATTTGGATTATGCTTTCTCTTCACCAAGTTCCGATTGTTAATTTGGCTCACAACAGCACCTCCTGAAAGTTTCCCCGATAAAAAGCCAGCACGCGCTGCATAACTTCGCTCTTCCGGCACTCGCTACAGATTATGTTCTGACGCCTGTCGTAGCGGCGTATTTCTCCGTCTGGTAATGACCAGATAAGGTCCGGATCAACCGCAGATGGTTTCTTCAGCTTTGCCCTTGAGAGCTTTTTACGGGCATTTTGCCAGTCCTTACGCACCTGTTCAGACGGGAATAACCCGTAATCAGAGTTGTATACATCACCGCTGGCAACCAGCTCTCTTGCGAGAACGCTCATCAGATATCTTGTCGCACCTGTCTTGACTTCCAGTTGCCGTAACGTCTCACGCCCACTCTGGCGTACGAGTTCAACAACCTGCCCTTTAATTTTTTCTCGCTCTTCTTGTGTAAAAACTTTTGCCACAAGTCCTCCTGAAAATTACCTCGTGACCTGAAATAAACACTTACCCCCTGAAGCCCGGTGGAATTTCGGTATCTGGTTCAGAAATGTGATTCACGCAACGCTGGTTGTTCGTACCGCTTACCGGGAGCAACCAGGGGTTTTCAAAATTCCGGTCCGGTCCAAAAAACGTCGTCGCTCGCTGAACAAATTCCGTTCCCGTTTTCCCGGTAGCCACCAGGTATCTTGCGTAACGCCTCACACCATCCAGCATGGCTTCTGGTGGCACCCCCTCGCGTAATCTGGCCTTCCAGGCACTGAAAGCGGATTTCTTCGGGTTTGCCCCGGCACGCAACGGGTATTCCCGCCAGACCTGTTCGAACACATCTGGATAATCCACTCGTCCCACAGGCTGCCCGGTGTTTTCCGGGGCTACCCGATCGGCTTCCCGCTGAATGGCGGAATCGGCTTCAGGCTGCTGCAGTTGGAGTGATTGCTCCGGCCTTGCGGTCATCACCTGCTGCACAGCGCCCGAATCGGCTTTCAGCGCATACGCTGAATCGGCTTTCGGTGTCGTGCCTGCTGGCTGACCAGGATTGACGGTCTGAACATCCCCTGCCTGGTTCGTGGCGTTTTTTACGCCATGGACCATAGTGTTTTGATCTTCTTTATCTGTATCTTTATCTGTATCTTTATCTGTCGTGACTTGCCGTGACATGTGCGTGACATTTCGTGACGCGCCGTGACAATCGCCATTTTGTTCCCGCTTTCTTTCCCTCTCTCGCTGCGCCCTCTTGCGCTCTGCAGGAGATTTTGCGGTTTGCGAAATATTGCCGTTGTCCTCTTTAAGCACCTGGCGTTTTTCCCATCCAGTGATTAAATCACCATCAAGTACCCGCCCCTGCATCGTCTGCAAAATTGAATCAATTACCTCTTCTGTCACGTCGAGCGCACTTGCCAAATCTTCTGTCGTGACATCAATGTGACCTCGCGTGACATTTCGTGACGCGCTCACCAGGAGGTGGATATACACAGCCATCACTGTTGCGATTGGCTGTCCTGACACCCTGGAAATTGTTCGCCACTTAGGATCATTTGGCATGTCATGCCATAATCTGAGCCAGGCGTTAGCCATACTCACCTCTTCTGATACCGAATCTTTTTACTCACGAATTGCCGGAAGCGATCCGGTATAAATATTGTCAGTCAATGCACAACCACAATGTTTCCCGCCGGGCCACCACGATTCATCTGGTTGAAACCAGCGATCGCCACTGCGACAAAATCATCAGCGTCTCTCACCAGTCGTTCCCGCGTCTCCACCAGCTCCCGAAACCAGGCTGAACTGTGGCTGCGCATTCGGGCCACCAGCAGAGGAGGCATTGCTTTTTCGATCGCTGGTAACAATGCCTGAATTTTTTTAACCGCATCAGGGGTGTCTTTATCCAGCCAACGGAAAATTTTCTGGGTATTACGAGCCAGCGCTTCCGGATGCCTGTCGTCATATAGCTCCGGGAACGTCATACCCAGCTCAAAATAAGCCTGGGTTATTTCAGCTGCCGGAACTTTTTCGCCGTCCGGATGCGCCCAGGCATTCATCGCCATGCGGATGTGTTCATGCTTGATTTTCATGAATCAACTCCATCAGATAAGCATGCACTACAATCACCTTCAGCATGAACTACATGCGTTTGCCCCAAACGAATGCCGCTAGCATACTCAGGCCAAATAAGCTCCCAATCATGGGGTCGTAGCTCCGCCCTACTTACTTGGCCTTCCGTCGCAGATTCGATCATAAGGGCGCGGGTTGGAGATATAGCTGCTCGTCTGGACGCCATTTGCGATAAGTAAGATGGCGATACACCAAGTCTGGCCGCGAATTTCTTAGCATCACCAACCCTCAATGATTTAATAAACTCTTTTAATGTCATACCTTCCTCGGTTTAGTGTTTTCTTGCGAGTTTAGTGTTTAATAAACCATTAAGTCAAGTATTTGCTTGTTTAGTGATTACTAAAGATAATTACCACATGCAGAAAAAAGAAATTCGCCGTTTACGTCTCAAGGAGTGGTTTAAAGATAAAACTCTGCCACCCAAAGAGAAGAGCTACCTATCTCAACTAATGAGTGGGAGGGCCTCGTTTGGAGAAAAGGCTGCCAGAAGAATAGAGCAAACATACGGGATGCCGGAAGGGTATCTGGATGCGGAATACGCAGAACAACCGGAGATTTCTCCACCACATGCAGGGTTAACGTCTAATCAACTGGAATTATTGCAGATTTTTTCAGCCTTCCCTGAGGATGAGCAACGCCAGATAATCAGCGAGTTAAAGCAGAAAAAAGAATCAATGGAAGATCTCATAGCGAGATGGATTGCGGCGCAAAAATGCCGCCGCGCCTAAGTTATAAAACCGGAGGAAACATGAATAGAGCCCTTTCACCAATGGTTTCTGAATTTGAAACCATTGAACAAGAAAACAGTTACAACGAATGGCTGCGTGCGAAAGTAGCAACGAGCCTTGCAGATCCGCGCCCAGCAATTCCCCATGACGAAGTTGAGCGCAGAATGGCAGAACGCTTTGCTAGAATGCGCAAGGAACGGAGCAAGCAGTAAAATGTTACCCGTGTTATGGCTTGAAAACGCAGATACCGACCTAGATGATATAACCAGTTATATTGCTCGTTTCGACATAGATGCGGCTGAACGCTTATGGCAGCGATTAAGGGGTTGTGTGCTGCCGTTATCCGAACATCCGTATTTATACCCACCAAGCGACAGAGTACCTGGCTTGCGTGAGATTGTGGCCCACCCTAACTATATAATTCTATACCGCGTAACAACATCAAGCGTTGAAGTAGTAAACGTGATCCACGCAAGACGCCAGTTTCCCTAACTTTAACTACCAATAGAAACATAACAACCGCAACGACTTTACCAAAAGCGTTGTGTTTGTTACGCCCCACGGTTTAGTTTTTGCTTGACTTAAGTTTAATGTTTATTAAACTAAAAATACCAACCCACCCCGCCCCACAGAACGCAGGGCAATACTTCGAGTTACCCGGCAGTGGTCAGGGGTTAAGTAGCCAGCCCGAGGCGTAAGAACATGACGGCAGGGTTCAACTTTAATAACTATGCAGCAGGTTTTTGTTCCGCTACCCCGGCGTTAAGGGGAAACAGAGGGTTTCTCAGTGGGCGAAGTCAAACATCAGAATGGAAGGCATCCCGGGATCGGCAAAGAAGCGGCAATGGCGCTTTATATTGACATCAGCGCCATTGCCGGACAGGTAAGAGTTATCAGAGCGGTAACTAAGCGGTATGCGCCTTTACTTCAGAAAGTCTCTGGTGAGTGCACCGAAGATATTGTCAACGATTTCGTCATCGAACTGCGAGGACTCATCTTCAGTTACAAGGTGACCACAATTTTTGCAGATGGCTCCCGCGAAACTGTCAGAGCCATGCGGTTTAAAGGATGTGTCAAAGACTTCGCCGCCACATTCTGGGCAAGAAAACTTGATTGTATTCATAACCAATTTCCTCTCGAGTAACAGATCCCTCAGAGGATACCACCTCGCCTGACGTGGTTAAAAGCAGGCAACGCTAACCACAAGGAGCCGACATGCAGAAACGAGAACCCGTCATCATCGCGCCAGACTATACCGATGATGAACTTTATGAGTGGATGCGCCAGAAAATTAATGCAGCGCAGGATCTGAAATGGGCCAATGAAGCCAGGGCTAAGCAGGCTGAAAATCTGTCCGCTCTGGAGCAGGATATCACCAATCTGGAAAAAGCAGCGGCATTAAGCATTGCCAGAATGATTACATACCCACGTTAATAGCTAACCAACGAGGCTAATAATGGAATTTAAAGATTTACCAAAAGAAATCCAGACAATTGCTGCAACGACTCTCGGTGATAGTCTGGTGAAAATTGACCCGGCATACACCAAAAAAGAAACCATCGATAATATGGTTCGTAATGTGCGCAATGCTTTTTCTGGGCTATATGGTTCTGATAATCAAAAGCAGGAAAGCGATGTTAATAAACGGGTAATTTCTGTTTGCGTGAATGGCCATGTTCTTTCATCAATCAAAACAGAAACGGCGACAGTCTTCGATTGCCTTTGCATTGTACAGAGCCTTGTTGATGCCCTGTTTCGTTCAGTGAATTTAGAAAATGATGCAAATCTGCGAGGGCGCACAATAGCACATCCATATGCACATACTTTAGGCTCTGTGGATATCAAAGATCCCACAAATCTTTAATGAAATAGTTAACGCGAATTGTACTTGCTCTTTCAGTTGCTTTCAGAATACGCGTTGAAACTGCTGGCGGTAATTTGGTATTCCATTTATTAAAATCATGCCCGGGAAAGTACTCTTCGAAAATACTTTTAACTGCAGACTCGCCTATTGAAATGCTGCTTACCATGCGATTTTGATAAAGGCATTTAGCAATAAGAGTTGATTTTAACATTCACCCTCCTGAGGGTTGGTAATTAAGGAGTTCTCCACGGGTGAAGTGGAGTGCGTGCGCCGGACACGGGTGAGCATCCGGCACTGACAGTTTACTGAAAGGATATTTCTCTGAAAAGTCAGAGCATAACGCGAAAGCGCACGGCGAGGTTGCTGGTTCATAGATAGCCTGTCGTTAAATTTTCGTCGACCGTGCGCTTCCGGTTGTGGCACTCCGCGAAATGGCGCGGCGGTAAGTATGGCGGGGTTATTCCTTCCCCGTTGAGGACACCGGGTTGTCAGGTTGACCATACGCTTAAGTGACAACCCCGCTACAACGCCCTCTGTTATCAATTTTCTGGTGGCGTTTGGCGGTATCAGTTTTACTCCGTGACTGCTCTGCCGCCCTTTTTAAAGTGAATTTTGTGATGCGGTGAATGCGGCTAAGCGCACGCGGAACAGTTAAAACCAAAAACAGTGTTATGGGTGGATTCTCTGTATCCGGCATTAATTGTTAACTGGTTAACGTCACCTGGAGGCACCAGGCACCGCATCAACAAAGTTCATTTGTAAAAATGGAGGTAATTATGATTGCTCATCACTTCGGAACTGATGAGATTCCTCGTCAGTGCGTGACTCCCGGTGATTATGTTATTCATAAAGGAAGAACATATATTGCTTCGGTAAACAACATTAAAAAACAACGGCTCTATATTCGTGATTTTTCCACACAACACTGTATTAAGGAAACCATGATTAAAGTCTTCCTTGGTCGTGATGGTTTACCTGTAAAAGCAGAGTCATGGTGAGCAGTAATAAAATAACTGCCACAATACGACATTCAGCTTAATGAATACATCAGATTTGATTCTTATATGCCAGCAATGGCAGGGATTTGTTCATCCTTAAATATGTCATGAGGTTAAAACAAAATGAGTAAAGTCTTTATTTGCGCCGCCATTCCGGACGAACAGGCAATAAAGGAAGAAGGTGCAATTGCTGTAGCCACTGCCATTGAAGCCGGTGACGAACGCCGCGCCCGTGCCAAATTTACCTGGCAATTCCTGGAGCAATATCCGGCTGCTCAGGACTGCGCTTATAAATTTCTTGTTTGCGAGGATAAACCCGGTATACCCCGCCCTGCCCTCGATTCCTGGGATGCTGAATATATGCAGGAAAACCGCTGGGATGAGGACTCTGCTTCCTTTGTCCCGGTTGAGACTGAATCAGATCCGATGAACGTCACTTTTGACAAGCTGGCCCCTGAAGTACAGAACGCTGTCATGGTTAAGTTCGACACATGTGAAAACATCACCGTTGATATGGTGATTAGTGCGCAGGAACTGTTGCAGGAAGACATGGCAACATTCGACGGACATATCGTTGAAGCGTTGATGAAAATGCCAGAAGTTAACGCCATGTATCCGGAGCTTAAGCTGCATGCCATCGGGTGGGTTAAGCATAAATGTAAGCCAGGTGCCAAATGGCCCGAAATTCAGGCAGAGATGCGCATCTGGAAAAAACGTCGCGAAGGTGAACGCAAGGAAACCGGAAAATACACGTCTGTTGTTGATCTCGCCCGCGCCAGAGCCAATCAACAGCACACTGAAAATTCAACAGGAAAAATCAGCCCGGTCATTGCTGCCATTCATCGCGAATACAAGCAGACATGGAAAACACTGGATGACGAACTGGCCTACGCTCTCTGGCCTGGTGATGTGGATGCCGGAAACATTGACGGCAGCATCCATCGCTGGGCAAAAAATGAAGTTATCGACAACGACCGTGAAGACTGGAAGCGTATCTCGGCATCAATGCGCAAACAGCCTGATGCCCTTCGCTACGACCGCCAGACTATTTTTGGCCTTGTCCGTGAACGTCCGATCGACATTCACAAAGACCCTGTGGCACTGAACAAATACATTACTGAATACCTGACTACAAAGGGCGTGTTTGAAGATGAAGGAACAAATCAGAGCGCAACTGATACTCTCTCATCGCCAGTACCAGAAACTGATGCAGTGGAAACGGCAATTCCGGACAACGAAAAAACCGAATGCAAAGTGGAAATCGAACCATCTGTAGAGCGTGAGGGGCCGTTCTACTTCCTCTTCACCGACAAGGATGGCGAAAAATACGGTCGCGCAAACAAACTTTCTGGTCTGAATAAGGCGCTGACTGCAGGGGCTACTGAAATCACAAAAGAAGAATATTTTGCCCGAAAAAATGGCACATACACAGGCTTACCGCAAAATGCAAATACCGCACAAAATTCTGAACAACCAGAACCGGTAAAAGTTACCGCTGACGAAGTAAAGAAAATTATGCAGGCAGCCAATATCAGCCAGCCTGACGCCAATCAGTTGCTCGCCGCATCACGTGGTGAATTTGTTGCAGGGATTAGCGACCCGAATGATCCGAAATGGGTGAAGGGGATTGAAACCCGCGATTCAGTGAATCAGAACCAGCAAGAAACGGAACAGAACGACCAGAAAGCGGAACAAAACAGCCAAAATGCGTTACAAAACGAGCCAGAAACGAAACAACCTGAGCCAGTAGCGCAACAGGAAGCGGAAAAAGTCTGCACCGCCTGCGGTCAGAGCGGTGGCGGCAACTGCCCTGATTGTGGCGCCGTGATGGGCGACGCAACATACCAGGAAACATTCGATGAAGAGAATCAGGTTGAAGTTCAGGAAAATGATCCGGAGGAAATGGAAGGCGCTGAACATCCACACAAGGAGAATGCTGGCAGCGCTCAGGACCACGCCAGCGATAATGAAACTGGCGAGACGGCAGCTCCCTTAATTGCGGTGAACGGTCATCACGTTATCACATCCACCAGCAGAGTGTGGTACCACCTGATGATCGACCTTGAAACAATGGGAACCAACACCAATGCGCCCATCGTGGTTATTGGTGCGGTTTTCTTCGACCCACAAACAGGGGAAATCGGGCCAGTATTTTATATCGTTATCAGTCTGACTGACGCAATGAATACAGGGGCTGTTCCTGACGGTGGAACCATCGAATGGTGGCTGAAGCAGTCCAGTGAAGCCAGAGCTGCCATTTTAACAGACCAGGTAAAACTGAAGGATGCCCTTTCGCGGTTTCGGGAGTTCATCAACGAATACTCAGATGAAAAATTCGTTCAGGTATGGGGTAATGGTGCAACTTTCGATAACGCAATTTTGCGCACCTCATACGAACGTCTGGACATCCCCTGCCCGTGGCGCTACCACAACGATCGCGATGTACGCACAATCGTTGAGCTGGGAAAAACAATCGACTTTGATGCCAGAACCTTTATTCCATTCGAAGGCGTGCGCCACAATGCACTGGATGACGCCCGTCACCAGGCAAAATACGTTACAGCCACGATACAAAAAATGATCCCGAGTCAGGCTGATTTTTAATGTTCAACCCTGATCGCCGCCTCCGAATTATATTGGCGGCGGTCATGCTGTAAGGCACGTGACCACATGTATGAATTAACTCTATCGCCAGCAGAGATTCAAGAGATCACGAAATACAAGCGATACACAAGACAGCAACACCAGTTAAGACTGCACGGCATCCCATTTTTAATCGGGCCTAAAAACGAGCCGATAGTTCTACGCTGTGATATTCCACGTGGACTAACAGCAATGTCAAAAGTATCTGAACTGGTTTCTGCTGACCCCGATTTTGAGGCACTGAATAATGGGAAGACCAAGAAAAGACAAAAAAGATAATGTACTGCCACCGCGCGTTAGATCGAATGGTTACAGTTACGTATGGAAGCCCAAAGGAAGCACAAGAACGATAAAGCTCGGAAGAGTGCGGGAAACCAGCGTGGCTAAAGTCTGGCAAAATTATGAACTGGAAAAGGCAAAACTCCACGACATAATGACCGTAGCTAAATTATGGCACATGTTTATGGACTCCCCTGCATTTACAGAACTGGCCCCCCGAACCCAAAAAGATTATCGGCAACATCAAAGGGCATTACTGGCGGTATTCGGGAAAATGCTTGCTGATAATGTAAAAATTGAGCAGGTAAGAATTTTCATGGATAAGCGGGGTCTTGAGAGCAAGACCCAGGCAAACCATGAACTGGCAAGTCTGAGTCGCGTATACGGATGGGGATATGAGCGTGGGTATGTGCAAAATAATCCATGCAAAGGAGTCAGAAAATTCACGCTTAAAGCCCGTACTGTTTACATCACCGATGAACAGTATGCTGCGATATATGCGGAAGCAATTCCACAGTTACGTATTGCAATGGAGATATCCTATCTCTGTGCGGCAAGGCTCGGTGATGTGCTCGAGCTGAAATGGCAGGATATTATGGACAAAGGGATTTACATTGAGCAAAACAAGACCGGCACCAAACAAATCAAGGAATGGTCTCCACGATTACGTACGGCGATCCAGTTAGCCCGAAATGTATCTTCCGGCACATGCGAATATGTGATCAACACAACCAAAGGCGGGAAGGTAATAGCCAAGACGCTGAACAACTGGTGGAATCAGGCTAAACGTGCAGCCGAGCAAAAAGCCGGCGTTCCGTTTGGGTGCAACTTCCATGACATAAAAGCCAAAGGGATTTCAGATTACGAAGGCAGCAGTCGCGACAAACAAATTTTCAGTGGACACAAAACAGAAAATCAGGTGTTGATTTACGATCGTAAAACCAAAATCACGCCAACACTGGATTTGCCGCTTGTGGTCAGTAAGTAG